GAACGAGCAAAGCCCGGCAAGCTTCATGCCCCAGTACGAGCAGACCCCCGCCGCAATGTTGCGCGAGCCTCCGATGTTTGACCGTGGGGCTAAGTCGCCTTTCATCAAAGCTTGGCAGCCTTCGGACAGTGCGCTTGAAGGCGACCTCGCAGGATCGATTGCAGACGACTTTGCGCCCAAGTCCCGTGTGAAGGGTAGCTCCCAACTCGAATCCGTCCCAGCAGGTCCACGAAGCCTTGCAGGCGAAAAGCGCGTTCGGAACATGGAAGAGATGCCCGAATGGGACCTCAAAACCGAACCCTACCCAGAGATGCAGTCCCTTGTAGAGTCGCAGATGAGCCCAGAGCTGGCGGAACTGGCTGCGGGGCGAGCCGGCGGGTCGTCTCCTGTAGGAGACAGCGGGTTCAAGGGCGACACCCCAACGGCGTCCTACAACCGTCCCGCAGCGCCAGCTCCGAAACCCATTGGACCCCCGCCCAAGAAGACGACTCCGTCCAGCCTGTTTGATGAGATGCCCGAACCTCCAGCTACCCCCCGAGGAGGCAAGCCCCTCGACCTCCCCGCCCCGCAGACCAAAACAGGAACGAAGGTGGCGCTGGCCGAGAAGACTCAGGCGCCGCCGGATCGAAAGCAGGCTCGTCCACCCAAGCCGGCGGAGCCGCCTCTTGAAGAGGGCGAAATGGCACAGCTCAAGCAACGCATGGAGCAGCCCAGCATGATGGAGAAGATCGGAACGGCAGAGGAGCTGATCCTCATCAAGAACGTGACGGATCCGGCCGTGCTCCAAAAGTACTTGGCTCCTTATGGAGTCAAAACGCTGCAAGAGGCGAAGGACATTCTTCGCTACGTCAACGCCACGTCACCCCCACCCATCCGTAAATAGACTACGAACGGACTAGGTTATGGGGCCTAGTCCGTTCGTAGTTTGAACGCTAACCATCGACCTCGGTGAACCGAGCGCAAAAGCTCACTTCATCACGTACGAACATGCGTTGGCGGCTATTCATCCATGGCCGGTACGCAATACCGTCTACCCACGTATCTTCCGACGTACGCATATGTACCATGTCGACGATGACGTAAACGGCGGTACTGTCGTCCACATGCGCGAACAGGATTCCGGGTCTGAGCCTTTCGGGGCTGATCATGGCTCCGTCCCATTCGCAGCCGCCTTTCGAGCGGCTGCTTTTCTTTCCGTCAGGTCGACTGCAGCGGCATGCGGCCACTTACAGACGATGTCTTCCTCGTGGACCAGAATATGCCGAGCCGTCTCGTCGTCGGGATCGAGAAGGTCGCCCGCCGCAGAGATATGCAGGCACATGTCCCCGACCTTTACGCCCGTGACGTCCTCCGCCACTCGGATGACCTCGAACGCCACCGCGCCCTTGGCGTCCGTGTCGATGGCGAGGGTTGACCCGTCCTGGCGAAGAACCGCCCGAAGCAGCACCCGCTTGTTGAGCGGGGTTAGGACGCCGACGAGAGGTTGCATTCCGTGAGCGTAGGGGTTCACACGCCCTCCCGGAGTTCGATGTAGTCTGTCTCTTTCGAGATGTTGAAACCTGCGCCCTTCAGTGCGGACCACGCCTCCGTGATGTCCCCGATGGGGCACCCAAGGTGGGAGGCAAGGACTTTGACGGAAGTCTTCCTCTCTCCCAAGAGGCACATCACGATCAACACCAGCTTGGCCTCTGGTACCGTCGGCAGCGTGGTAACGATGTCCTCGATGGTTTCGAGCTGTGATCTCAAATGCTGGACGAGGTCCTCTATTTCCCCCATCTCGGTCTCAGAGATGGGCTCGGGGTTCGGTTCCACGTGGGTCGGTCCAGTTTTAGCCATTTGCTTCTTCCTCCTTGAGCAAATCCAACTGCACAACCGCTTCTGGATAGCTCTTACGTAGCAGTGCTGCGAACACATCGAACGACATCGACACCACGGCCGATGGTTCCCGATCATCCCGGGTGATGGCGATTGGCCACTGCTCTGGTTTCGCCTCCTCTTTCGCCTGCCTCAGGGCGGCGCGGATGTTGGTCTTCGCACCTCTCTTCACCTCAAGCCACAGGTGACCCAAACCTGCCACGACAACGTCAGGTGCGTTGTCGCTTTCGGCGTACTGTCCGACAGAGCGCTTCGCATCGAAGCCCGCCTGCCGGAACAGCTCGGCAACCTCTCGCTCTCCTCGGGCACCCTTATCACGGCTCAGCTTTCCCACTGCGCGCCTCCTTCGGCCCCATCGGGACCGTGACAGGAAGTTCCGCATCCGGAACGGTGGGCTCATCGATAATGCATACCTCGATAGAGCGTCGTTCCGTGGCTATGATGGTATCTTTGCTGACAAAAGATACCTCAATGTCATAGCTACCTACAGGTAGTGTGGCCTCTAGTCGTTGCAACAGCTTAAGGCCGGGCTTACTGGGGGTAGTAATGTTGATCCGCACCCTCGGCGGCAGGTTTTGAACAATTCGAGTCATTTCGCTCCCCGCGTGTCTGCAGGCGTGCTGATGCAAGCGACATTGCACAGAGGGTAGTAGTAACTCCTACTACCCTCTACCACTACGGCCAAATCTCCATCTTGAGTGAATGCGTCCGGGGCCGTGACCTCAAACCACGTGTGTGACCCGTCCATCAACATTACGTTCACCTGCTTTACTTCTGTCATTCGACCTTCTCCATAAAGGCCCATGTAGGGCCCATCTTTACATCTGCTTTAATCTTCACTCGGCACCAGGGCTGGTCCTCGAACACGGCCTTCATGACCATCGCGGCATCCCGCTCGTGTCCATCCCTTGGTATTTCGGCGATGAGGCTGTCGTGGACCTGTATAAGCGACCTGATTTCTGACATCTCATCTCGAATCCGGAGCATGGTGCGTCGGACCATGTCCGCGGTGCCTCCTTGCACCAGGTTGTTGAACGCCTTACGTGGTTCGGCTTCCTTGCAGTTGAAGTGCCTGCGACGGCCCACGTAGGTCTCAATGTACCCCTTGTCCTCGGCTACCCGTTGCGCCGCCCGGGCCATCTTCCGGAACCCTGGGTAGGCCGCGTGGTACTGGTCCAGGAACCCCCGAGCGGTCTTCTCCGGTACCCCCAGCACTTCGGCTAGACGCGCCGCTCCTATGCCGTACACGATGGACAGGTTGATGGTCTTGCCGACATGGCGGGATACCCCAAGCCGCTTTGCAACCGCTGTGTGAGTGTCGCCGTTCGGGTCACCCAGAACTGAAATGAGGTCCGCGTCCCTCGTGTAGTGCGCCGCTACGCGAATCTCCGCCTGGCTGAAGTCGACCTCAACGAACGTGTACCCGGGTCGGGCCTCGAACACGTGCTTGACCTTCTGCGTTTCGCAGTCGCGTGGAACCTGCTGCAGATTCGGCCGAGCACAGGACAGGCGCCCGCTGACGGTACCGTCCACACGGAACTCGCAATGCAGCGTGTCATTCGGGTCGACCAGCTCCAGGTAACGGTCGTAGTACATGGTGATGGACTTGTTCCAAGAACGGAAGCTGCGTACAGCCTCAGCTCCGGGCCCACCGGCAGCCTCTAGAGTCTCGTCCTTGCTGTTCGGAAGCTTCAACCACTTCCGCACCTGGTCCGAGGAGTTGGGGTTTACCGGGTACCCGGCAAGGTCTCGGATGAGGGCCAGTTGTTCCATAGCCTTGCCCCTTGCTTCGGCGGCTAGGGAAGCGATGGTCAGACGATTGACCCAGACGCCCTGTTGGCTCATCTCGTTGAGCATCGCCGAGAATCGGCACATCTCGTCGTACAGGTGGGGACGATAGAGGTTCTGGCGAAGCCACCCATCCAACTTGTCGGCCAGATCCACGTCTTTACAAGCGTAGTGGGCGACCTGGTCTGGCGGAATGCGCCACATGTCCGCCGGGCCGAAACCCCAAGCGCGGAGCTTCTTGTGCAGCTCATCGCGCTCGGCGTCGGCACCCTTTTCGACGTACTGCGCGCAGAAGTCCTTCAGGCCATGGCCTGTGTTCTCGTTGTAGAGGTGGGTGCCTGGCAGCGTGTCCACGTAGTCACGTGGCGTCTTCATGCCGTCGTTCCGCAGCATGGCGAGGTCGAACCCCGTGTTGTGGTTCACGAGGGTCGTGGCTTGCTCGAGTCGGTCCAACAGCCGGCGATACTGGCCGGCTTCAATGTTCTCTCCGCCGGCATGGCGGATAGGGAAGTACATCGAGATGTTGTGAGACTTGACCGCGACCCCCGCGACGACATCGGCAGATTTGCCGTCGCGGGGAAAGGTCTTCAGACCTGTAGTTTCTACGTCCACGGTAAGGCGATCGCTTGTCAGTTGTGAGAGGAAGTTGTCGAAATCGTCTCGCGTGACAAGCACTTTTAACCTCTTACTTCTTGTCTTGACTCGAGCCGTAGCCGGAGCCGTAGCCGTAGCCGTCGCCGGAGCCGTAGCCGTAGCCGTCGCCGGAGCCGTAGCCGTAGCCGTCGCCGGAGCCGTCGCCGGAGCCGTAGCCGTCGCCGGAGACGTCGCCGGAGCCGTAGCCGTAGCCGTCGCCGGAGCCGTAGCCGGAGCCGTCGCCGGTGCCGTCGCCGGTGCCGTCGCCGGTGCCGGTGCCGTCGCCGGTGCCGTCGCCGTCGCCGGTGCCGGAGCCACTCATTGCGGTGCGATCGCCGCAAATGCAGCCATCGCCTCCGCGGTCAAATCAAATACGTTGACTACCGAAGTAACCAATGCATCGCACGGAGCACCGACTCGGGATTGCGCTGCGCTCGGACCACAAGGCCCATGTGCGGCCAATGAGGTGACGCCTCCGGTCTTGCCGTACCACCTCGCCACGTGACGGCATTGCGTCAGCCGCACCGATTTGTTTTTGAGGATCTGCGCGTCTGTTGCAGACGTGATCCCGACGTACAGTCCGTAGCTAGAGTTGCCCACAAGGACCATTCGAAACCTCTTGGCTGCGCGCTTAACGGGCTTCTTGGTCTTCTTGGTCTTCTTGGCTGCGGTCATTTGGACTCCTCGACGGTGGGGGAGGGGGGCAGGACGCCCCCGTTTGCGAAGGCTCGGAACACTTCAGCCCGATGCGCAAGAATCCTGTCGAACTCCTTTTGGAAGTAGGGCAGTGACGCCGCATAGCGGCGACACTCAACCATCTTCGTTTCGAGGTCGTCCAGCTCTTTATCCAGAGCTGAAATGTCATCTGGGCTGACTGTGAAACGCATGACACCTTCAATCGTTCGGATTTTCAAAACGGCGCCTCTTCTTTCTTGGCCTTCCACCCATCCGGATGGGGCATCACTTCAGTGATGTCGGACTTCACTCGACCCTTGTAGGGTTCGCCGTCTTCGAGATGCACGGTTACGCGTCGGCCCCGCACGTCGCTGGGCTTGAACTTCACGACGGTTCCGGCTCCGCCCAAACCAAGTGCCTTCGTGACCTGTGCGCGTCGCCAAGCTGCTTTGGGCGCAAGGGACGTGTAGAGGTAGAGCGTGATCTTGCCGTCAACAAGAAACGTCCACTTCCAGGAGAGGTTTCCGCTCTTGTCCGAGCGGTGGCGCTCCACGTCCTCGCAGGTGGCGCTGTAGTCCCCGGGCGGAAGCTTGTACTTGCTGCCTTCCTCGGGGATCTCGGTGAGGTCGTCCTCGAAATCTTCTTCGCCATCGGTTCCCCCGAACTGGTCATCGTCAAACTCGGTCATGCTGCCGTCCCTTCCTTCGCGACTGCTTCGCGAAGCTTGTTGTACAGGTCTGGAATCGTAGGATTCTTCACGATTTCGCCGATGAGGTTGGAATACGCCAACCCTCGGGTTTTGGCCTTGGTGACGCCTTTAGGTTGCGTCAGCATCAGCCGCTCCCCCGTCTCCTTGTCCTGGTACAAGAACCAGACGAAGTCGACGAAACCCATCACGCTCTCCCCGACACCCTTAGTGAAGGCTGGGCGGACCTCCACTAGCTTGGTCTTGCCGTCCTTCTCTGCCTCGGTGCGGCGGACCAAGGCAGTGATGATGACGTTGACGCGAAGGTCTCGGAACCGGCGGAACACCCTCCGCATCCTAGTCGTGTTCTTGCCGTAGTCTTGCCACTCCGACATGTCACCTTTGGTGATGAACTCGAGGTCGCGAGCCTGAAGCTCGGTTCCCGAGTCAATGACCACGGTGCCGACCTTCTCGTAGCCGGGCTTCCTGCTGGCGATGGCTTCAGCGACTTCCTCGAGGTCGTCAAAAACCCGATTTGTGCTGTTGCCGTCCTTGTCGAAACCGATGTCGACGACCTTCGGTCGACGGCCGGCCACCGTCATGAGCCCACCCTCCACGTTGCAGAAGAGCACTTCTCCAAGATCGGGGTGGTCCATGGCCGTTCCGGCGAACATCGTCTTGCCCACACCCTGGTCCCCATAGACCAGGATGTTGAAGACGGGTTTGGTGAGCTTCATCTGATAGGGAGCACTCACTCGACCACCTCCCAGTCTGTGGCCTCAAAGGATCCGCGGGATATAACCTCGAGATTGCGGCAGATGTGGTTATTGGGACTAAGGACGCACAGAATGCCTTGGCGCCTCACCTGCTTGCCGGCCCGCAACTGTGCCATTGCCCACGGGAATGTGCCCGGCTGCACCGTGATGGGTTGTGGTGGCTCGACGTAGAGGCGCCATTCATTGGCTATGCTCCTGTACTCGTACGGGGTAACGCGCTCCCAAACCTCGGGACCGTGATAGGTCGGATATTCTACCTCCCTGCCCGCATCGTACATAGCCATTGCCCAGGAACGAGAGCCCGTTTCGACCTCGATCATTACCTTCGTCATACATCCTCCTCAAGTACAAACATCTGTTCTTCTTCGCCTTTGCGCTTGTAGCTGTTGCTGATGATCCAATCGACATCCATGCCCTTGGCCTCAGCCACACACAGCTCCCTAAACCCACAGCCGTTGCACAGGAGGTTGTTGTAGGTTCGGACCCCCTTGCGTTCGGCTACGATGTCGGCAATCGTAGGCAACAGGGTCTCGTTGACGTGGAAATCGATTTCCTCGGCGGAGCGCGCGGCCCAGCAAGAATCCATGTCGATGAAGACCTTGCTGGCGAGCTTCTCCTTCATCTCCAAGTATTCATTCGGATCCAAACCTGCCTGACGGCAGGCGTTGGAGTAGGTTTCCCAGTCCGATCTCAAGTCCGACCGACTCATGGCCCCTGCTTTTGTCAGCTTCGGCTGCTTGGGCAGGAAGGGAAGGGCCTGGACTTGGCGAGTGCCGGCGGGCAGCACCCCTTCGTTCTCCAGGAAAAGCTTGGTGTAGAAGATCATCTGCAGGTTCAGCAGCTCCGACTCCGGGTCAAAGAAGGACTGACGGAACTTGTAGTCCAGAATCCAGACGCTGCCGTCGTTCTTGTCTTCGACTACAACATCTGGTGTGCCCCCAACCAAGGTGCCGTTCACATCCCACAGCAGAGACTTCTCGATGTGGTCCTTGTAGAGCCGGAAACGCATCGTGATGTGGTCGAAGACCCGGATCGCGACGGCCCGCATCTCAGTCGCCATCTCGTCGACATTTAGGTTTTCGTCCAGCGCCCCGTTTTGTTGCTTCGTGTGCAGATCCGCGATGACGGCATCGGTCTTGGTCCATGGCGACGACCTCCATAGGTCCTCGAGCACGGCGTGACCAAGATTGCCGCGCTGCATCCGCTCGAACGACACGCGAGGTTCGAGTTGAAGCTCGTAGGCAAAGTCGTGCTTTTTTCCGCAAGAGAGGCGGGTAGAGATTTGGCTGTAGTGAAGAAAGTCTTGTCCGTTGAGTTGCTCAAGGGTCACGCCGACTCCATAAGTTGTTGAAGCTGTTCGTACTCTTGTTGCAGCTTGCGGTGTGCCACCATCAAGAGGTGACACTCCGATAAGTGGTAGTCTGCGAGAGTCTTCCAGGCCGCGGCTCGGTCCCGCGCAGCCTTGATTTCAGCGTAACTGTAACCACGTGAACTGCGAGCAGTATCCAATGCCCGGAAAAACTCTCGCTTCTGGTCTTCAGACAATGGTGTACCAACTAAGCTCATAATCACTTCTCCGCCTTTACATGAGTGTTGTCCCAGCCGTACTTACCGTACTCTTTCTTGAGGATACCCTCGTTCTTCCACTTGACCATTCGCCTGCTGGCAATGGTGCGGTCCCCACCTACAAAATAGGCGACCTGCGTTGGGTTGAACCACTCCTCTGGATGCTCTCGGAAGAAGATGTAGTACTTGTCCTCCGCCAGCAGAGCTTTGGTCTCCGCCGGGGTCAGCTTGACGGTAGGCGACTTCGGGGGTCCCCTGACCTCGCGGAACCCATCCACAAGCTCAGCCTCCATCTCTTCCTCTTCGGTATCCGCCTTCTGCGAGTCTCCCGGGCCCGCCTCGCGCACTTCGTAGAAGTGGTCCCCCTCGGTGTCGATGTCGAACACCACAGAGACCTCCTTCGGATCCTGCGCTGCCTTGAAGTGGCGATGGATGTTGACAACTGTTGGACTCTTCAACGAGAACTGCCATCCCGTCTCGAGGAACGCGTTCAGAAACTGGCTACCCCAAATCCGCTCCCGTTCCTTCGCGTCAGCCCCCTTCTTGGTGTGGTGACAGATGACGAACGTGGTGCCGAACTTGTCGCGCAAGTCTTTGAAGACCCCCATATCGGTTGCAGCTTTAGCCATAAAGTCTTCAGTCGACGCCGCGCTATACAGCGGGTCCAGCACCACCAGCTTGGGGCGGATCTGCTCAACTGCCTCACGGAACTGGCCCATGATTTTCTTATCGTCAAATCGGAAAGAACGTTGCGTATGGAGATGAATGGGAACCTCAGGCAAAACCTGAGACGACATGTTGAAATCGTCACCCGTGTCCTGGTCAATGGCGAGACGTGCGTGCGCAATGACGCTCAGCCGCTCAGCCGTCTGCCCTGTGAAGTCCTCTTGCTGAAGCAGCAGGACTGGCCCCTTCATGTCCGGCTCCACGGCGTACATCCCAAGGAACTTGGTCCCCGTCGCAACGCTGATGCAAAGGTCAAGCGTGGCCCAAGTCTTGCGCGTCGCTGGTGGCGACACCACTAGCGCGATAGTCTTGTCGGGCAGCCAGTCCTTGATGATCCACCTCATGTCGTCTCCTGCATGTTTGGCCATGAAAGTGTCGAATCTCATCAGTTCGAAGTCTGTCTCGGCGTCCTGTAAGGACGGGGCGATCTCGCGGACGCCTTCGCGATCGGCTTTTCGGTAAACACTCTCGACTGTCTTCGCTACGTCATCCGGAAGATAGGGAGGACTTAGCCTCGTGCCCCACGCCTCCAGAATCAGCTTGGTTGTCTCCGGCTGAATGTCCTTCGAGTAGAAGAAGCCTGCGAGCTTAGCCGCTGTGTTGTCCCGGGTGCCGTCGGGCACCCCAGCCAGGTACTGGTTGACCCAACCCCTCGGGTTGGCCCCGTTACGCTGGTCTTCCGGTATCAGGAGGAACGGAAATGGCCCTGGTTCTCCTACCTTTTCCCATTCGTAGGGGTTGCCGTTTGGGTGGATGGACGGTGGAGCCACCACCATTCCACCCTCACCTCGGACGTCAACGCCGGGACCCAAAATCGAGGCGGAGTTGCGCGGAGGTACCGTGTCTTCCGGAAACGTGTAGTAAGCGTGCAGCCCGCCTGTGCCGGTGCGGACCGTGAGGTCCGTTGGATGCTTGGCGAGGAAAGCTTCTTGGACCTCTGCGGTTGCGCCCTTCCCCGGGTCAAAGTCGATGACGGCAAGGCGGCTGATTTTGCCAGTAACGATACCGATGTTCAGGTGTAACGGGAAGGTCTGCGTAAGCGCCGCAGGCATTCTCGTCTCTGTCGCTCCCGCCCATGCCCCTTCCGGCAGTTTGGACTTTTCCGCAATGCGGATAATCGACCACCCGCGCCTCACGTATTTGAGGGCGAGTTCTCGCAGTTTTCTTGTCATGAAGTCCTCAAACCGAGGAGCGTGCAGCGTCGACGCTTTCGCAGATGACTCGGGCCTTCTGCTTTAGCAATCGAAAAACGTGGTCGTCTAGGCTGTTATCAGCGGAGACAAGGTCAATGACCTGTACCGCGCTCTTTTGACCGATGCGACAGATTCGATCCTCAGCCTGCGTGTTCTCGGCCGGGGACCAGGACCGGTCAAGAAACACGACGCGCCAAGCTCGGGTCAAGGTCAGGGCCACGCCCATGGCGCCGATTGTTCCGACGATGACGTTGTGGCCCCCGTCTCGGAACGACTTAACTCGGGTCTCCCGCTCCAAGGCCGACATAGCTCCGTGGATAGCCTTGGTGCCGAATAGAGAGGCCACCTGATGCGCTGCCTCGGTGTGGTAGCTGAAGACGACCAAGGGCGCCTCGTCTTCCCAAGTCCGGAGCAGCTCCCGCACGTGTGGCGACACGGCTTTCGCGAGCGCAAGGTCAGCTCGGATGCGAGCGACTTCCCCGTTTGGCGAAGCACCTACTGCCTTCGTGAACTTCTCTTCGATGCCCACCGCCTCTGCATCCTTGACCCGGTCCGTGTCTACTTTGATCTTCGTGTAGGTTTTCGTAGGGAGATCGGGCAGCGCCTCTTCTCGACTTCGCCCGAGAAAGTTGGCTCGCATGATGTCCGCAACTTCTTCACGCGGCCTGCCCCACCGCGGGCCCCAGCGAGTTTCGTAAGCTCTAAACAGCCACATGAATCTTCCCCAGCCGCCCCATATGTCATCCATATGGCACGCGCGCGTAATGCCGTACAGGTCGGGGGGTTTGTTCATTAGAGGAGTACCTGTAAGCATCCACGTAGTCTCGCACATGGAAGACAGTGCACGAAACTTGTTACTTCGCGCCGAAGCGGGGTTTTTGTAGGCTTGCGCCTCATCCGAGATGAGATTGACTCCCGGGGGAGGCTTCGGCATGTCGAACTTGAGCGTGGGCAAAATCTCCGGGTTGAGTATCACCAGCTCGTGATCTTGGGGCCACCGGAAGGACTTGGTGCCGGTGAGAACGCTGACACTTAGGTCTGGGCGAACAGAAAGAGCTTCGTCTCGCCAGACGGCCTTTGCCGACGCAGGACAAACAACTATAGCGCGGGTCCCGATAGCGGTTAAAGCCTGACATGTCTTACCTAGACCCGGGTCGTCAAACAACATCCCACGCTTACGGGACTTGAGGTACTCAACGCCGGTGGTTTGGTAGGGGTAGAGATGGCGGGTCAAGGTTCTGTCCTGTTGTCCGCGTCCGCTGTGTGCAGACCAAGAAGGAAGAGGATGCAACACGCGGCATGTGCGAGGTGAGACAGTCCGCTTTCTTCGTCGAGGGTGTCTCCCGTACGCCATGCTTCAAGGTGCCGTATCGCCGCATCGTAATACCGCATGTTTTCCGACGGAGGGCATTTGGCCCAGTTCCCCGGAGCGTACTTTCGCGAGCCGTACTCAAGCACATCGACGACGATGCCGAGCGCATGCGCCGGTAGGAGTGAATACCGACGCTTTCCGGTGTCGAGCTTCTTGAAGTCCTGAGAACTCACACCTCACCTCTGTTCATGATGACGCCTAAGTCGCTGAACATTTGAGCAAACAACTCGGTGCGGTCAAGGGACCCCGGCACGTAGACGATGCAGTTGCTGTGGCTCGGCGCATCGCCCACTTCTCCATCGGGCCGTACGAACGAAATCCGCCTACGCGGCACGCACAGCGGAAACGTCCCGATGCTGCGGCTCCCGTACCCCTGGCTGATGGCCAGAGCTTCGACGCTGAACGCCATGAAGATCGCATGCGTCAGCTGTCCTGCGTCACGGAAGTTCATCAACCTCGCCCAGAACAGGCCCGTCATCGACCCGTTCGCCTTCTTACCCCCGGGCGGGTTGAGGTAGACGGAACCTGCGGGCCATTCTGTATTCAGGGCGTCCTGCTCTCGGGTGATGATGGCGGATGCGCCAATGCGCCTGTTGGCGCTCTCGCTGCTGGCAGGGTCGAGGTCGATGGTCCCGAGGACCGTCCTTACCCGCGCGATGATGTTGTCCGGTGTCTGCCACGTGTCCGATCTGGAGCTGTGTTGGACGTTCACTCAACTACCCCCGCAATATACTTCGGACACTCAACGTGGAGGATGCGTTGCATCTTCCGATGCTGTAGCTTTTCGCTTACTTTCATTTACATATCCTTGAAGTAGGCGGGCGCCTCAACTTTCAAAATAGAGAGCATCGCTGCACTGAGCTGACAGAACTCAGCATCAACCACACCGGGTACCGAACGCCGCTCAATCATGCTGCGGAAGGCTGCCAAGTTCCCGGACCACGCCAGCTGGGTGGCTATGCCGTTGGGCAAGTACCGTGCCGCTGCGCCGTGTGCCGTCTTCTTGTCATGCCCCTTCATGAGCATTTTCTGCACTACCCTCCGATACTGGGCTCGCCAGACCCTGTGGTACTCAGCGTCCGCCTTGTCGAAATCCTCGTCCTCTTCCAAGAGGACTTTCACTGCGAGAGGGGTAACAAACGAGCTGCCGCCTTCATCGCAGAACCTTGTCGACCTCATCGAGGGGCTAAATCCCACATGGTGCCGAACTAACTCATGTGTCAAGTTACGGCTCACGCCCTCGATATGAAATGACACCCAGCTATGATAGAGTACATTGGGATGGTTGTGTTCGAGGATGTTGGCTGCAAAATCCTCTGAGTTACGACCCTTCCCCATGCTGTCGTAACACACCCTGCCCGCGTACTCTGCAATCTGTTCAAGGTCCGTTCCCCGAAGCTGGTCATCTCTTGCACGGTCTGAGAAGTCCGTGCCACCAAGGAAAGAGGAACGGGCAATCAGTTGAACTTTCATCGCATGACTCCTAAATGTGCGACCAGTTCTTGCCGTGCTTAATGAAGTATACGGAACCCGGCGATAGTCCGTACGACTTAGCTATCAATGCTGGCTTCTCACCCGCTGCCAGCCGTTGTCTGATCTGTAACACGTAGGCTGGTGTTAGTTTGCGGATACTGCGCCCCTTCATTGCCATGTCGCAGTAGGCCATCACTTCTCACCTTCGCCGCGCAGGGCTGCACGGGCGATGTTGCGCAGTTGCCTGTCTGTGTGCTCTCCCGCCAACACCGAATCCAGCGCCTCTCGGAGTCGCTTGTTCTCTGTGGCGAGATGAAGGATGACCTTGTCGTAGGCACTACCCTCGCATTCACACTGCTGACCGAGATGCTTTTCGCAGGTCACGACTCACCTTCCTTCTTTGGTGCGAGGGATTCTTCTGCCATACTGCACACAGACCCAAAGTCGCCGCAGCGTGCGTCTCTGGCGATTTGGTCCAT